CCACGGTGACGGTCGCATCCCCGCCGGTCTGCCAGTCGGTGTAGACCACGGTCAGTTCATTGGGCAGCTCGCCCCACTGGGCACGTTCGAAGCGTTCCAGCCGCACGATTTCGTCAGGCCCCAACTGCGGTAGGCTGTCGATCCAATAGTCGTCGCGCAGCAGCTTGAGTTCGAAGGTGCCCTGCTCCGGGTCGGTGTAGAGAATGCCGCCGATGTGGTCGAGCACCTGGCCGATGAAGTTCTCGATGGGCTGCTGGCGCGTCCAGATCAGATTGAGGCCGAAGCCTTCGCTCGACAAAGCCCATGCTGCGTTCCAGAAACTCCAGCCGATGGTGCTTGGCGGATAGCCCATACCCCAGTGCGGATCGGTGAGGCACTGCACCAGGATGTGCGCCGGGTTCATGCCGACGCTGATCTCGCGCCCTTCGTTCTCATCCCAGGTGCGGACTTCGGCGTTCCACGCCATCCACGGCGCATCGGCCCAGCCCGCCGTGAAGCGCCGCACGCGCACCGCCCACGGTTTGATGTAAGGGTTGTTGGCTGCGAACAGGATCTTGCGTGCCACCAGGGACAGCACGCCCCGGAAGGCCGGAATGGCTGGCCCAAGGCGGCTCATCAGGTAGTCGTTGCGTCCTTGCCCGGCACCACCTGCCAGCACATCGATGGTGCCGACCACACCGCCCTCGCGCTCGTCGCCGCCAAACAGCGTGGGCTTGTCGATCGAGAGGCTGGTGAGCCCGTGGCCGCTCGCCAGCGGCGCGCGGTCGGCATCGCCCCACGCGGTGCGGTCGCCCATCTGGATTTCCTGTACGGCATCGACGGGCCCCTGGCACAGCACCAGGTGCAGCCCCATCCGGTAGCGGTAGCCGACGGTTTGTTTCTTGCTGCTGCCACCCATCAGTCGTGCTCCTGCTGATTGGGATGCTGGCGAGCGTGCTCGACCACACGCAGGGCCATCGCATCGCCGGTGGCCAGCAAGACGTCAGCGTCACAGCCATCGCGCAGGAAGGCGCGGAAATCCAGGTCGTGGCGCGCGAACCATGTACGCGTGCCGTTCACGCACAGGCCCACGGCGCGCACGTGGTCGATGGTGACGATGAGAGGCTTGCTCATTTCTTGCCGCCCTTCTTCTTGATCGGTTCGGCTTCGAGATCGCCGTACCACACGACGTTGGCACCCTTGATGAGCACGCTGCCGAAGACGACGGGAATCGGCCGGCCTTCTTCTGCGGTGGGGGCATCGACGTCGGACAGGGACGCCGGTTTGGGTTCGGGCGGTTTCGGCGCGAGCGCGACCGAGACCAGCGCCGCCACCACGATGACGACGAGGTACCACATGGCGGTTTCTCCTCAGGATTCAGAACACGCCCGTCGAGAACGGGTGTTGGCTCGGGATGGCGGGAAAGCCGCCGCCGTCGTGGCTTCGGCCACCGCTGCGCGGCTCCACGTCGGCTGCGCCGAGATGAGCCTTCGCCGAAACGCTGCGTTTGGGGATCAGAAGATCGGCGTGCCGCTGAAGGGATTCTTCGTTGGAATGAACGGGAAGCCGCCGTAGTTGTCGAGGTTGCCGAAGCGCGACTCGCACGTGGCCGTGCTGTGATCGCAGCCGACCGTCAGCAGCACCTCGGTGCCGACTTCGATGGCCACCGGATAGAGCAACTCGACGCCGCCACCGTAGTCATTGACGATCATGTGGCGCGCACCTTCCGGGGTTTGCAGCCAGCCACCGGCCAAGCCACCACTGACGCTGCCGGGCGTGCCACCATTGAGATCGACGTTGCGGCCATGGCTGTTGCTCACCAAGGCGCTGGCAGAAATCAGTGAGGCACCACAGGCCGCCGAATACAGCACGTGGGAACACTTGCGGCTGTAGAGCCGCCGCAACCCGATGCGCTTGAGACTGACCTGCGCGGATTCGCAGCGGATGCGAGCCACATCGTCGGCGACTTCGACGCCCAGCACCCGGCCCATCCAGCGCGTGCCGGCGATCCACCAGGTGTCGCCCCAGGTGTCGCGCCGTCCCATGCGAAGCGTGACCGAGGTGGTATCCCCGGTGAGCGACGTGGCCAGCAGGTGGCGCACGAGATCGCAGTCGGGTGGCAGTTTGAGTTCCAGCGCCGATTTGGCCGCTTCGGCACCCAGCGCCAGTTCGTTGCGCTCGATGGGCAGGCTTGCGTACAGATTTCCATCCAGATCGACGTCGAATTCGTTCGGCGTCAGGTAGAACTGCGCGCTGCTGCTGGCGAAGGCGTAGAGCTCGACTTCCAATAAAAGACTTTGGCTCATGTTCAGGCAGGTTCGTAAGTAACGCGGTCGTTGCCGCGCGGTTCGGGCAACTGGCGCGCGGTGAGGGTGATTTCCAGGAGCTCGGGGCTGTGCCAGTACAGATCGATGGCGTCGTGGTCGAGGCGGCAGCGCGCGAGGCGAATGACGCGGCTGCCCGCAGGCACGGGCGCATCCAGCCCCGAGCGCAGCACCAGCACGCCGCCGCCGTCGTCATGCGCCGGGCCGGTCAGCACGTGCTGGCGACTGCCATCGGGATGCAGGATCAACGCGCCGGCGGGGCGATGCCACCAGGCCGAGAGGTTCGCGCCGTCCACGCGCAGGAAGCCGTCATCCAGGATCGCATCCGATGCGACGCACAGCACAGGGGCCAGGCCATCTGGCAGCCAGAAGGCGTTGAGTCGCCCTTGTGTCGCCCACAGCCGCGCCCGCCAGAGCTCGATGTCATCGCGTGAGCTGGCCAGATAGCGCCGCTGCAAATTCGTCGTCGCCCACGGATCGTCCCGGCGCACCCATGGATCGGCAGGCGAGAAGTCTTGGCGGGTGATCGTGGCCTGCGCGGCGACGGTCGGATCGTCACGCCAATTGCCATCCGGCCAGACCGGGATCCCGTCGAGCCAGGGGTCATCGAGGACGTTCATGTCAGGCTGTCGCGCAGCAGTGATGGCTGCTGTGACGCTGCCGCCGACCATGCCGGGTACCCACTGCGTGAGATCCGCCGGATCGATGGCCTTGCCCCACACCAAGGGCATGATGGTGCTACCCACGGCTGCGGCGCGTGCCAACGGTTCCATCAGCCACAGCAGAGCGCTTTCCACATCGCTGAGTTGGGCGATCTGCCAGCCATCGGCGGCGATGATCAAAATCCAGCGGCCATTGTTCTCAGTTTCCTGCCAGCCCTGCACACCGTCATAGGTCAGATGCACATTGGCCGAGAGTGGCCCGAACTGCCGCCCATCTGCCTCCGTCACATTGAGTGCCAGTGCGCCACGTTCGCAGGCCTCGGTCAGGTGCACCGCGTGCTGCGGCAGCGGCCACAGCGCCATTTGACCGAGATGATCGGCCAGCCAGTCGGCCACCAGGGCATCGGTCTGCCGGGCGTTGCCCACCTTGTAGGTGAGCCAGCGCCGAGGAACGCGTCGGCGTGCCTGCCGGGATTCGTTGCCACTGGCCAGCCGCGTGACGCTGGTCTGCCACTCCAGCCGTTCGACGAGGGGCTCCATCCAATCATGACGGAAGGCAAACACGCCGCGTTGCGCATCCGGCCAAGGCTGGTCGCCAAAGGCATCCATACCGGTGGCGACGATGGCGCTTGAGGCCGTGTCCCGGCGTAACACTTCGACCAGAAAGATCGGCGCATCGATGGGTGGCCAGGGGCCCGCCAAGGATTCCGCCAGCAGGCTGGCCGTCAGATTGGGCGGCAGCGGAGCGACAGCTGTTTCCGGCGTGAAGCTGGCTGCGCTCGCCCCGAAGGTGGCGCGCGAGAGCACTTCACCCTGGAAGGTGGGCAGTTCGCTCCCCGGCATCGGCTTGCTAGAAACCTCCGCAATGTCTTGAACGACGACACGCTCCGTCATGCCGACTCCAGGCCGAACTCAGCGGCATTGAAGGCGGCCTCCGTCCACTGCACGTTGCCGTTCGGATTGCGCTCGAACAGCGTGCTCTGCCACGCCAGTTGCTCCTGCAGGACGATGTCGGTGCTGACGGCGCTCTGCGCACCACTGACCACGAGTCCTTTGACCTTGCCCAGCCCCGCGTCGGTCTTGCGCGCCAGCATGGTCAGTTGCACACCGTAGATGGCGGGCGTGGCCATCACCGGCAGCGGCTCGACATCGAAGGACTGGCGCAACCCCACGTTCGGCGCATTGATCGCCGTAGCTTCGTCCTCGTCGCTCACGGCTTCCCAGGCGGAGGTACCGACCGGGCTGGCCGTCCACTGGTTCAGGCTGCCATCGGCCTGTGCCTGCAAGGCATCGACGCGCACATCACCGAGAAAGGTGTTGTTGATCGTGCCGCTGGTATCGGCGATGTAGAGGTCGTCGACGTCGATGGTCAGCGGGCAGTTCTGGCC